AGAGGAAGACAGGTTCTTCCCCAGGAAACATTCCGCATAGGGAACCTGATGGATCTGTCTTCTGTTGTTGCTGACAGGGTTGGACAGCACGATCCCTTCCTGGTCTTTATTGATGAAGGAGGATTGGGTGCTGGTGTCCTTGACAGGGTCAGGCAGCTCTGTGATCCCAGTAAGATCATAGGAGTTAACTCAGCTCATAGACCAACCGATATTGTTGCCTATGCCAATAAGCGTGTGGAGATGTGGGGAAGGATGAGGGACTGGCTTCGTGGTGAAGTAGAACTTCCTAATGACAACGAGTTGTTGACGGATTTAGTTGGGCCTATGTATAGTTATAACAAGAGAGAACAGCTGCTTTTGGAAAAAAAGGAAGATATGAAACGAAGAGGAATGGCCTCTCCCGATTGTGCTGATTCACTTGCTCTCACATTTTCAGAGCAAACCATCTACAGCAACCCTTACTTTGACGAAGAAGATTACCCTTACAATCAAAGAAGTATAAAACGAGTAGGACGAAATTCTGTTGGAGGATATTAATGGATATTTTTAGCATGGATGTTTTTGGAATATGGAACGGTGTACTGGAAATTGGAACTGCTATATTAACAATACTAGGTGGGGCCAGTGTCATTGCAAGGTTTACCCCAACCAAGACAGACGACAATATCATTGTTACGATTACCAGGGTTTTAGTACACTGGCTGGGATTGACTAAGCCTGATTCCATATCGGAACTGGAGTAGATAATGCCACAGCAATTATCAAAAGAAGATTATAGAAAAGCAGTTATGGAAGAAATTTCCAGGGGACGTCAAACTAAACAGGCAGAGCCACAGGGGCCACACGGGCTACAGGGATTGCAGGAACCTAAACCTCAAGAACAATTATCATTAGGAGAAGCCCCTGTAGAAGTTCCTCCCCAAGGACTTCAGGAGCTTCAGGAAAAATCTCCAGAGAAAACATCTTCCAGAACGTTATTTGAATTTATACAGGATTTTCACTCTAAAGTTAAAAAGGGTCTAATTAAATCGGCTATTCCTGATGAATGGGAAAAGAACGAAAAAGAACTTGACCCAGCAATGAAATCAAAAATTCAAAGTATTTCTGAAATTAATAAGGAAGCGATGGCTAAAGCTTTAGAAGAACATTTCCCGGAATTAAAAACAGAACCTGATCCTGAAGAGGATACGTCTAATATAAAACCCGGGCCATTTCAAGAAGAAGGGATGCTTCCTTATGACAAGTTTCCAGAAGAACAGAGAGGTCAAAAACCACCAAACGTTCCTTCTCCTCCTCAACCTCCCTCTCCAGAAAAGACATTACCAGGTGAAGAAGAGGAAATCGATCCAAGACTACTGGTTTAAAAATTTATGCTCGGAGTTAATTCAAATTTAAAAATTAAAGATCTTATTGGCCATGTCAATATTGCTGAAGACCTGGATAACGAGACTCTGTCCAGGATAGCGATTGAAGTCATTCGTGGATATGAAGTTGACGAGGACAGTCTCTACGAATGGACAAGTCAAAATGAAGATGCCATGAAAGTCGCCAAGCAGGTAATGGACAAGAAGACTTTCCCGTGGCCTGATTCTGCTAATGTTAAGTATCCATTGATTGCCCAGGCAAGTCTTCAGTTTGCTGCCCGTGCCTACCCTGAATTAATTAAAGGTTCAAAAGTTGTTCAGGGAAAAGTCACTGGGGCTGATGAAGGTGGATTAAAAAAAGAACGTGCAGACCGAATCTCGTCCCACATGAGCTACCAGCTAATTGAAGAGATGAGTGAGTGGGAAGAAGAATTCGATAAACTTCTCCATGCACTTCCTGTTCTTGGATGTATTTTCCGAAAGACGTTTTACGATCCCGTCCTCCAGAGAAACCGTTCTGATCTTTGTCTTCCTTCCGATGTTATAGTTAATAACGACACAACACGGGATATCGATTCCTGTCGAAGAATTACCCACAAGATTTCCCTTTACAGAAATGAAGTAGTAGAACGGGAACGGACAGGAACATTCCTAGAAGGTTCGGTTGAAAAACTGGACGAAGAAACAGGAGAAGATAAACCTCACGAGTTCTTAGAACAGCATTGCTGGATGGATCTTGATGGTGATGATTATGATGAACCCTATATTGTTACTGTCTCACAGAGCAATCAAAGGGTTTGCCGTATTGTTGCACGGTTTGATGAAGATACTGTTTACATGATTACTGAAGGATTAAATAAGGGGATGGTGGAAAGAATCGAACCCATCCAGTACTTTACCAAGTTTTCTTTCATTCCTGATTTTGAAGGAAAGTTTTATGATTATGGATTTGGTCGATTACTCTATGCCATTAATGAAGCAGTTAATACTACGATCAATGAATTACTGGATGCAGGGGCATTAGCAAATCTTCAGAGCGGTTTTGTTTCCAAGCAGTTTGGAAGAAATAAAAATGATACGATTCGGCTGGAAGCTGGTGAGTTCAAAGTTCTAGACCTTGCCTCCCATGAGATGAAAGATGGTATCTTGCCAATGCCAGCTCGTGAACCGTCATCGGCTTTGTTCCAGCTACTTGGAGTCTTACTGGAAGCTGGCAAGGAACTGGCTTCTTCATCAGAACTTTTAGCTGGTCAACAGAACCGTTCTAATGTTCCAGCAACTTCAACCCTTGCATTAATCGAGCAGGGACTTAAAGTATTCAATGCAGTTTTTAAACGGCTTTATCGGTCGATGACCAAAGAATTCAGGAAGATCTTCCGATTAAATTATCTTTATCTTGAAGAAGAAAAATACTTCCGGGTTCTTGATAATGTTGAAACTATTTCAAAGGAAGATTATGCTTCAGATGACCTTGATGTAAGGCCTGTTGCTGATCCTAACATGAGTACAGATGTTCAGCAGTTGTTTCGTGCTGAAGCTTTACTGCAGACAATGGAGCTTCCCGGTGTTGACGCATGGGAAGTAACTCATTATTATTTAAAGGCTCTCAAGGTTCCTGAAGAGGATCTGGATATAATTCATCCTCCTAAAAAAGAAGAGCCGGAAGAAGCACCGCCTGATCCCAAGATGATTGAAGTCCAGGCGAAACTGGAAATAGAACAGCAGAGACTTCCACTTGAAATGGAGAAATTACAAAGTGAAATAGCTCTTAATCTTGCAAGGGCTGAAGATCTTAAAAACCAGCACGTTATAGAAAAGTACAAGTCAGAGATGGATTTAACTGCTAAGATATTACAGATCAAATCAAAGTCACTGGAACCAGGTGGAAATATTTTTGAGACAGAAGAGCCTAAAGAAGAAAGTTATCCGCCTGATCTTGTTAATATAGCAAAAGAGGAAATGAAACAGGGAAATGAACCACGAGATACTGGAGGAATGGCTATCCCTCCAACCAACATTGGCCCTGCTCAAGCTCCTGGCACGGAGGAGAATAGACCTGCTGAACCAATCCGTCCTCCGGGAGACAGCGGACAAGACAGTTTCTGAGGCAGCTCGGAAAGAAGGTCGATTAGAAGAATTGAATTATATTCTAAACGGCTCGTACCAACAGGTTCTGATTAAAGAATCAGAATAGAAACAAAATAGATCAATCCTCAAGGATTCTGACCATTATTAATTCTTGGAGGAAGTATGTCTATTTTGGAACCAGCAGGCCACAGGGTCTTAATCCGACCCGAACTAAACACAAATCAAAAAACCGAAAGCGGTTTGATTTACAAGCCTAAAAGTGAGGTCGATAGAGAGAATCGTGCCTCAACTAAAGGTGAAGTTGTTGCTGTGGGTTTAACAGCATGGCAAGCCTACAATGACGGAAGTGCGGAAAATCCCTGGTGTAAGGTCGGGGATACAATTAGATATGCTCAATACGCTGGAGTCGAAGTAGAAGAATGCGGAGAGACACTTCGCATGATTAATGACGAAGACGTATGGGGTGTTTACAAGGAGAATGGAACTAATGGCAGAAGAAAAGGATCTTAGTGGTCAGGAAAATTCTCAGACTGATGTTGAAGTACAAGCAAAAGATATGGGCTGGAAACCGAAGGAAGAGTATGAAGGAGAAGAAGGTAAATGGGTTGAAGCCAAGGAATTTGTTGAGCGGAAACCTATTTATGAGCGTATTCATAAACTGGAACAGAACAATAAGCGT